TGATCCATCGGCCGTTGGCGGGTTGCTAGCGCTCGGTGCTAGTATTGTTGGGGCAACAGCTATAGGGCGAAGAATCCCAGCCGTAAGAAATTATTTTAAACCTCAAGTTAAAAAAACTTTACAATTCAGTCCAAACAAAACAACGGTTCTAGGAGACTCAACAACGGCCACAGGCCAAGCGTCAGAGTTAATTACATCACCTAGCAAAGCGTTAGTACCAGCAGTGGTAAACAAATCTAAATATTCACAAGTTAGAGATATTCCTTTTACTCAAGGACAAGGATACAAAAAACAAAACCCTATCGTAGGTTCAGCAGCATACGATTGGACAATGGAGGCTCCATTCGAAAAGGCACCCGCTAAGGATTGGATTAGATGGTTTCAAAGAGGTAATAGCGAACACCCAGTTCCAACAGGCCCTTTAGCAGGAGTATCAAGAAGAGTTATTCCAGAAGAGCTTGATGAAATTAATTTACTAAAACTTGATGGTAACAAACCTGTAGGAGGTTATTTAAAATTTGCAGAGGATAGAAATATGGCTGTAGATAGAGAGACTATCCTTAAGATGATTACAAGAGCACCTATTAACAATGTAAATGTTTTAAGACTTAGAACAAGGGGCGCTCCCGAAAACTTTTTTACAGAGATTGCAGATGAGCTAAGAGCAGCAACGGTTGGTTTTCCAGGGAATACGGCTGTAGAAAAAGCTACAACAAGTTTAACAAGACTAGCTTCAACAACCTATAACTCATCACGTGCATTAGGTAGAAATACTATTGATGATGTGCAGAAACAGTTTTTAGATATAGGTAAAAATGCTCCAGAGGGACTTCAAGGACCCCTTAGAGAAGTTTTTAAAAAATTTAATCAAAAAGTGGGCGAGTACGACAAGTTAGGTAAGAAACTAGAAATGGCTGATGAGGCAAACCGATTTCAAAAGGATGCTAATTATTTTCCTAAATATAAATCACAAGGAACTTATGCCATGCGTGGTGGAGAGAATTATACTGAAGATGTTGTTTATTTTAAAGGAAGAGTTCCTAATACAAAGTCGGGTCAATTTGACTATGGTGGAGCAGGACCTCATTACATAAAAAATGAGATAGGATTTATAAGATATGATGATCTTCCTAATCCTAAACTTGGAGTAAATGCTAGACACGTTAGAGTTTCAGAATTACAAACCGACCTTCACTCTCCTCAGTTTGATAAAGGAAGTGTAAAAACAAATTATTTTAAGAACAAGGTAAATACGTTTAATACTAATATTCAAGAAGACGTTCTTAGAAGAGAGAGAACTGAGCTATTTGAAAAACTAGAACCTTTTAGAGAAATAGGTAGAGGAGCTTTAACAAGAGAACAGCAACAACAAGTTGCTAAACTAACTTATCAACTTAATCAATTAGACAGTCAAGCTGTAACATCTTTAAGTAAAGGAGAGTTACCTTACGGCACTACAGCAGGTCCTTTATCCAGATCTTTTCCTGACTTTGCTATGAAGAATATTTTAAGAGATATGGCTGAACGTAATATTAACGCGTTATCTATTGTACCCAGTTCAATGAACAAAGCGATTAAGATGCCTAATGTAAGACAAATGGGAGACGAGTTAAACTATGGTTTAATGAATGGTAAAGCAATAAGAAGAACAGCTGATGGTAAGGTTAAAGAATCTAGTGATCTTGCAACTAATCCAAAAGTTTTAAAAAGAATTGCTAAACAATATGGAGCAAAATTTGAAATGTTCGATATGCCTAAAAGCAATCCGTTAAAAGAATTTAAAGTAATAAGAAAATACAGCACCAAGGACAACAGTGATTATGCTCAAATGGTTAAAGAAGGAAGAGCGACTTATACTAGGAAAACAGGAGATGAGTATATTTTTGATGATCATTTAGGAGCAGCCAGAACAGAAAGAGAAGCAGAAGATTTACTAGAAGTTATTCTAGATGCTAGTAGTGATAGTGCTAGAAGTAATTATACAATTACTAGAATGATTCCCTCTAATCCTGATAACTATGTAAAAGTCCCTACTTTGATTGCTGACAACGAAGTCTTGAAAAAGTTCTTATTACCTATGAAGGCTTATATGAAGACAGGTGGTTTGGTAGACAAGGTTAATATTTTTAAGTCCCTAATATAGATTTCTTCTATAAAATGCTTTACACTGTTCTCAATAACCGATAGGAGAGTATAATGGGAAAATTAAAAAAATTTATGAAAAAAGCTGGTAAAACAGCAGCAGTATTAGGAACGGCTTACGCCGCTTCTAAAATGATGGGCGCTAAAAAACCTAAAAATGTTGCGGACTTTTTTACAAAAAAAGGTTTCTCTTTAGCTACAGGCGATGCGTCTGCAGCCACAGCAATGGCAAAAGCAGATAGAATGAGAAAAAAAGCTTTTATCCTTGATACAGGAGATGGTAAAGCTATGGAAGCTGCAGCTAAATACAGTAAATTTAGTAAAGGTTCTAAAACTACTGTAATGGCAAAAGGATGTAAGTTAGGAAGAAAAAAAAGAACTATCATTACATAATATATGGCTGAGATAGAAAAAAATAATCCGATCAACGAGGAAGTTGACGTAGAGGAAGAGGCTGTTATTACTTTCCCTGAAGAAGGTGAAGAAGAAGAACAGTCTCAACCCGAAGATTTTTTTTCTAATATAGCAGATACAGTTGATGACAGAGCATTAAAACAACTTGCCTCTGATTTAATTACAGAATATCAAAACGATAAAGAATCTCGAAAAGAGTGGGAGCAAACTTATACAAGTGGCCTAGATCTTTTAGGATTTAAATACAAAGAAAGAACACAACCTTTTAAAGGTGCTTCAGGGGTAACTCACCCGTTATTAGCCGAAGCTGTAACTCAGTTTCAAGCACAAGCTTACAAAGAATTACTGCCTAGCGATGGTCCAGTTAAAACACAAGTTGTAGGATTAAATAATCAACAAGTCGAAGAACAGTCTACTAGAGTCAAAGACTATATGAACTATTTGATTATGGACAAGATGGAGGAGTACACTCCTGAGTTTGATCAGATGTTATTTTATTTACCTCTTGCAGGATCTACATTTAAAAAAGTTTATTATGATGCCATGCTTGAAAGAGCAGTATCTAAATTTATTCCTGCTGAAGATTTAGTTGTGCCTTACTATGCAACAAATTTAAAAGAAGCCCCAAGAATTACACACGTTATTAAACAGTCAGAAAATGATTTGTTAAAAAAAATGTCTTCAGGGTTTTACAGTGAAGTTGAATTACAAAAACCACAAAAGAAAGACGACAAGGTTCAAGACAAATATAATGAATTAGAGGGAATTAAAGCAGTACAAACCACTGATTCTATTTACACTATTTTAGAAATGCATGTTGATCTAGATCTTTCTGATTACATTGCTGAAAACGAAGAAGATAAAATTAATATTAAAATTCCTTACATTGTAACTATTGAAGAATCTACAAGACAAGTATTATCTATTTATAGAAACTATAAAGAAGATGACCCTAAATTTACTAGAAAAGAATACTTTACACATTTTAAATTTTTACCAGGACTTGGTTTCTATGGTTTTGGATTAATTCATATGATCGGTGGCCTGTCACGAACAGCAACGTTCGCTTTAAGACAACTACTTGATGCAGGTACATTATCAAATTTACCAGCAGGATTTAAAGCAAGAGGTATGAGAATACGTGATGACGATCAACCTATACAACCAGGTGAGTTTAGAGATGTTGATGCACCAGGAGGAAATATAAGAGATCAGTTTCAATTATTACCTTTTAAAGAACCCAGCACAACTTTATTTAATCTTTTAGGTTTTTGTGTTGATGCAGGTAAACGATTTGCATCAATTGCAGACACACAAGTAGGTGATGGTAACCAACAAGCAGCAGTTGGAACTACAATTGCACTACTAGAACGTGGTTCTAGAGTAATGTCAGCTATTCACAAACGTTGTTACTATGCAATGAAAGAAGAATTTGGACTTTTAGCAAAAGTTATACAAGAATATTTACCTAATGAGTATCCGTATGCAGTTTACGGTGGTGAAAGAATAATAAAATTAGTAGATTTTGACGATAGAGTTGATGTTGTACCTG